ACATATTAGGTATACTAGATATAACAGATTCAGCAGGAAACCTATGGTACGAAGTTCCGTATTTAGGACAAGAGACAGTCTTTACCGAAGTCCGAAGCACAGCTACTGTAGTACCTGGTGCGACAAACGATACCAGCCACTTACTGAGACTAGAGAAACAACCTAGACGGTTTATAAGTAGGTTTAGAGATCAATCTACCTTAGAACTACAATTTGGCGGAGGAACCGTCAGTGATACTGGAGAGGAAATAGTTCCTAATTCAAACAATGTAGGGTTGGGGGTACCTTTTAAAAAATCACTACTTACAACAGCATTTGATCCAACTAATTTTCTTTATACTAATACCTACGGAATAGCTCCAAGCAATACAACATTAACAGTTCGTTACTTAGTTGGAGGAGGAGTTCAGAGTAACGTACCTGCAAATACATTAACAACAATACCTAATAAAGCAGGTATATCGTTTGTATCTACACCAACTAATGCATCAGTTAATGCACAGACTTATTATGATTCGCTAGAAGTTAATAATACTGCTGCTGGAAGCGGGGGTAACGATGGAGACGATTTAGAAACCATTAGACAGAATTCTCTAAAAGCTTTTGGAGCACAATTACGCACAGTAACAGCTGACGACTACCTTATACGAGCTTTATCGCTTCCTTCTAACTACGGTACTGTAGCTAAAGCATACATCACCCCTACATTAGTTTCAAATATGAGCGCCGGTGATTCAACAACAGTTTTAGACCTATACGTACTTTCTTTTAATGTCGATAAGCAACTAACTACTGCTTCGAACAATATAAAAAGAAATCTCACTACATATCTTTCTCAGTACAGAGCAGTGAGTGATAGAATCAATATTAAGGACGCTTTCATCATAAACATAGGAGTCGAGTTCGATATTTTAACATACCCTAGTGTCAATACCAACGAAGTACTGTTTAACTGCATTGTTAAGGTAAAAGAGTTCTTTAATATCGATAATTGGGGAATTAATGAACCAATTATCCTGAGAGATCTTTATGCTTTATTAGATGCAGTGAGAGGAGTGCAGACTGTAAAATACGTAAACATTGTAAACAAGGTAGGTGAATCAGATGGATACTCTTCCTACGCTTACAGTATCGAAGGTGCAACTAAGAACGGAGTAGTGTACCCTTCGTTAGATCCTATGATCTTTGAAGTAAAATATTTAGATATTGACATTAAAGGTAGGGTAGTTAATTTATGAGCAAGGTTAGTATTGATCTAGTAAAAGAGGAGTTTGTAAAAACTCAATTTGACAAAGTAGTTGATACTCAGTTTACTCAACTCCTACCGCAAACTACTACACCAGCTCCAGAGCCTACGGTTAATGATCTTTTTACCCTATACAACAGGCTATTTTACGAAATACCGCCAACCGGAAATAACTCTCATACAACACTGATAGAAAGATCTTCAGAATTTATTAACTATAAGGACCAGGATAAGACTATTGAAGCTCTTTTAGAAGAGATAAACAGCCTTCAAGAACAAATTAATACCTTAATTCAAGAAAACATTAAACTACAGGTAACACCTCTAACCAATGGCTAAATATACTGTTACACCGGTCGACGTCGCTACTGAATTAGATCCTAAGGATATTGCTATCTTAGAAGGTACACCAACTCCTGGGTACTTTGTTCCTTTTGAAGATCAAGTAAAAGTTGTAATTACAGACGTATTGGGGAACTTATACCAGTCTATAGACAACTTTACCCTCTATACAGTAGAGAACGATACTTTACTGTTACAGGAAGGAGAGTATTCCCAAATAAAACTAGATTTTGATAAGCTGATTGATTTTTTCGGGTTATCGACAGGGGATTACGTAGTTAATTTTACTTTCTACCGGCCATTAATAGGAAGTACTTCAAATCAAAAATACTTTGTATCCCAGATATCAAGCGATAGGACCGAAATAGAGTTAAATGGAGATTTATTAGAGAACCCTGAAACTATTCAAGCGATCCTTGAATTTCAGCAGGAAATAAAGAACTCTGAAACACTTATCTCATTTTACTTAGAATTTACCAGTGACGTAGTATCCGCAGTAAATTTACTATACACCGAAGATAGAAGACTTTTAGTAAAACTCTACCAACCGTTACCTACTAGCGTAACATTAAAAGATTTATGCAAAGTTTATTCTAGAGTAGGAGAACCTGTAGCATACCAATTAACTTTCGAACCAGAACTGGTGATTTTTAGTGAACCGGTAAGTTACTTAAAATCTCCTAATTTTAACTTAGACGTTAAGGATAAATTAGCAACTAATGAGAGCTACCAAAGTTTTAATACGTTATTATCTACATATTCTACAAGCTCTCTAGACCAGATTAAATCAATACTAGAAGAGAAGGATGTTGAAATAAATGTAGATTATACTGATTTTAACAATTTCGTACATTTCTCATCTGCAAAAGAAAGGTTACTAAATTTTTACGTTAAGGTATCTGCGATTGAATACTACAACTCCCAATTAGGAAGCATAAATTCGATTACCGGATCAACAAGTGCATCTTTTGCTGTAAGTCAAAGTAGAATATCTCTTCAAAACTCAATAACTAGTTACATAGAGAAATTTGATGGATTCGAATACTACATGTACTACGAGTCAAGCTCATATGCCTGGCCTAAAGTAAACAGTACACCTCCTTACACGTTAGTATCTACGAGCTCTGTAAGCGCTCAAACCTGGTTCAATACACGACTAACATCAGCCTCACTCTACGACGACTTCAATTCAGATAATCTCGTAAACACTCTTCCGGGGTATATCAGAGAAGATGATAACAATACTCCCGGGTTGTTGTTAGTTAGTATGTTAGGACAGTTACTAGATGTACTGTGGCTGTATACCAAAGGAGTAACCAGTAAGCTGAACGCAGATAATAGATCCGATTACGGGGCTCCGAAAAAACTAATGGGTGATATACTAAGATCTTTAGGGATAAACACCTATGAAAGTCAATTCTCCAATCAAGACCTGTTTACTGCCTTCACCGGATTAACTCCTAGCGGACAGCTTAACTATCCTACCGGGAGCGAAAAAATTACACAGTATGTTACCGCTTCAGCAGGAACAACTATCGAAGACTACCAAACTGAAATTTATAAGAGACTCTACCACAACCTCCCCCTGTTACTTAAAAAGAAAGGTACAGTTCAGGGACTAAGGCTACTGTTAACTCTTTTCGGAATTCCAGATACCATACTAAGAGTAAACGAATATGGAGGAAAAGATAAGAACAACGCTAACGACTGGGACTACTGGTATGATGAATACAACTACACCTACAGACAAAATGGAAATAATTTTATTTCATCTTCTTGGACTTTAAATTCAAACTGGGGGGCACTTAGTAACGTACCTGCAACCTTGATGTTTAGGTTTAGAACTAACGGACTACCTGCATCAAATATACCTAGATCTCAAAGCTTATGGGAACTCTCAGGATCCTCAGGAAAATCCGCTATAATTTTAACATATACCGGATCTGGATTTAATAGCAGCTCTTATTCAGGGTCAACAGTAGATCCGTACTACCAGTATGCAAGGTTAGACTTTATCCCAAGTACAGCAAGTTTAGGCACATCCGCTAGCGTGTATTTACCATTCTTCGACGGGAACTGGTGGTCAGTGATGTTAACTAGCGGCAGTAATTTTACCTTGTTTGCTAAAAATAGCATATACGAAGGAAACGACGGAAACCAGGTAGGTTTTCAAGCTTCTAGTTCAGTTGCAGGAAATAATGCAATATGGACAGCTACCAATGTTTCATTTTTTGGAACAGTAAGTCTAACAAACTACCGTAACTTCTCAGGATCATTTCAAGAGATTCGATATTACGCGGTTCGTATAAGCGAAAGCGTATTTGATGACTATGTGATGAACCCTAATTCTATTGAAGGAAATGGGACAAATCAAGGTCCAAATGGGACAAATCAAGGTCCAAACCAACTAGCTTTTAGAGCATCTCTGGGAGGAGAGTTGTACACAGGTTCAACCTCCATACATCCTAAGGTAACTGGATCATGGAGAACAACTTCTTCGTTCGCACTCAGTAGTAATTTTAATTTTAACACTACTCCTACATTTGTAGCAAACAGCCAATCTGTATTTTTTGATCAATTTCCAGCAGGTATAAAAAATCCTATATCCGATAAAATTAAACAGCAAGTTACTTTACTACCGTATAGCAGTAGTTTACCTAACATACCTAACAATAGGGTGCTTTCTACTTTTGATACGGTACAACAGGATCCCCCAATAAGTCAGAGTTATACAAGAGACGTAAATTATGTTGAAGTAGCGTTTTCGCCTCAAAACGAAATAAACGACGATATTACCTCACAGATCGGATTTTTCAACATGGGGGAGTATATAGGTGATCCTAGACTAATATCATCATCAGCTCAATCTTACCCTGATTTAGATACCTTACGAAACGACTACTTCCAGAAGTACACTCAAAACTACAATTATAACGATTTCATTAGACTTATAAAGTATTTTGATAACTCCTTATTTAAGTTAGTAAAAGATTTTGCTCCTGCTAGAGTAGGATTATCTACAGGGGTAGTCATTAAACAACACCTACTTGAGAGGAATAAGTACCCTACCCCCCAAATAACTACCCGAACTCCTATAACAGTACAGGGAAGCGGAAGTAGTAATATAACCTGGAATTCACCTTTTACGTTTCAGGATTTATTAATTTCAGGAGCAGGTGTACAGATGTACACGGTTACCGGAAGTAACGCAGGTTCTTTCCCCGATCTAGGAGGTAGTACTTCAAGCGTGATTTTACCTTCAAACTACACTTTCGCTGTAACACAAAGTTGGAGAAGAACCGATGTAGGACCTAGTGGTTCGGTAGTATCTTTACAATCTTCTCAAGAAGAATTCTATAGCGGAGAATTAAGTGGATCGGTAATACTGG